GAAATGAGGAGCAGAAGTAAATGAAGATAACAAACCTGTGGTAACTTATTTTAGAATGAAATCTTTTGACGATTATTTAGTTAGATCTAATTGGAAACATTCTAAGGAAGAAACTACAGCACTTTTAGTTAGACTTCCAAATTACATATCAGAAAAAAGAAAATTAATAGGAGGTAAAAAAATTTTTGTGGTTTCTATAAAACCATATGTAGAAGAAAAAGTTGAAGGTTCGAAACCGGAATATAATAAAAGTCCTTTTTAGACTGCCATACGCTATCATACACTATCATACGCTGTACGTACATATACGTGTTAGCAATACATCAAGGGACATCGAGGGACATCGAGGGAAACAATAGTTTTTGTTAACATTAGTTAACGTTAGTGTTTCAGGAGTATTCAAATCAACTCAAATTGATTCAAATGGTTTCAAATGAGTTTTCAACTTGACTTTTTCTGTTATTTTATAGATATTTAGCGAATCAGGGATTTTCCCTGCAAATAAAAACAGGGTAAGGCCCTGCACACAAGGAGAGACAAAATGAAAAAAACTTTTTACATCGGTCCCCCAGGGACTGGTAAAACAGAAAGCTTAATAAGAAAGGTAGAAGAGTTAATGAAGCAGGGTGTAGACCCAAAAGAAATAGCTTACATTTCTTTTACAAACATTGCAGCAGATGAAGCAAAGAACAGAGCAATAAAAACTTTTCCAAATGTTCCGGAAAATAAATTTGAAAACTTTAAAACATTACACTCACTTTGCTATGCACACGTTCCAGAGTTACGAGACAACTTAATGACAGATGCAGACTATGCATCAATGGGTGCTGTAATACCAGTAAACTATCATGATTTTAAAAAAGGTATTGTTTGGGAAACACCGACTGACAAAGAAGGTAATTTAAAAACAAGCAATCCTTATTTAAGAACAATACAAGTTGCAACTGTTAAAAAAATTCCTGTCATGGAATACTTTAACAACGAACAATTGGACTTTAAAATTAAAAGATCAATTCTAGAAAAGATTAACGAAGAGTACGCAAGATATAAAAAAGAAAATTATCTTTATGACTACAACGATTTTTTAATAAAGTTTTGTGAACTACCTCCTGGGGTTACACCACAGTTTAAAATTTTAATTGTGGACGAGTGCCAAGACCTAAGTGCGTTGCAATGGGATTGCATTAAAAAGATGATGGCTGAGTCTGGTCTTGAAGAAGTTTACTTTGCAGGCGACGACGACCAAGCTATTTACGAATGGGCTGGAGCAGACGTTAATCAATTTAGATCTTTAGTACACCAGTGTGACGAAGTTATAGAACTTCAAAGTTCTCACAGAGTTCCTAAAGGACCACATGCTTTAGCAGAAAAAATAATAAAGAAAGATAAAGGAAGAGTCAAAAAGATGTATCTACCTAAACAGGAAGGTGAATCTACAATCGATGTTAAGTGGACTTTTGACGAATGCATTCCTTTAATTAAAGAATGGTCAAATAAAAACGAAAGCGTATTAGTTCTTTGTTCTTTTAAAAAACCTTTAATGTCTGCAGAGATCTCATTGCGACATGCGGGACTAAGGTTTGATTCTTTTAAGTCTAGTGGTTTGAAAGAATCTTTGGTTGAGGTTATAACAACCTGGGAAAGATGGAACAAGAGCGGTAAAACTTTATCTGGAGCTCAGATAAAAGAACTGTACAAGTATCTTGAAACGGGGACCGCGGTAAAGCGAGGATATAAAACTGGCGCCAAGGCACCGGACGATCTTGAAGAGTATACTATTGAACAGTGCATGGAGAACTTTGGGTTATTGGTGCGCGGACCGTGGTACGATTGTATTGCTAAAATATCTGATGAAGATAGGCAGTACATGAAACAAATAGAGGATTCTGGCCGGCAACTTACAGACCCTGCTCTTATAAGGGTTTCTACCATCAGTACGATAAAAGGAGCTGAAGCTGATCACGTAATTTTGTTTTCAGACATTGCTTACCCTGAAGTTTTACAGATGAGAAGAGGCGGAGGAGAGGTGCATAGAAAGCAATACGTTGCTGTTACAAGAACCAAAGAAACTTTGCATATTATTCTTGCTAAGAATTTTGAGAACTCTTATCCGTTGTTATCTTTATGGCAAGACCTAGAGAAAGAGCAGATAAGAATGGAGGAGGTAATGTATGAAAAAACACGATCCAGTGAATTTTCCCTCCCACTATAACAAAGGAGACATAGGTTGTATTGACGCTATCAAGTCTTGCCAAGGCGACGGTTTCAAATATTATCTTCAAGGTTCAGCTATAAAATACATTTGGCGCCATGAACATAAAGGCAAACCAATAGAAGATTTAGACAAAGCTATTTGGTTTCTGAACAAACTAAAGGAAGAATATAAGTGAAAACTTTATTTACACCGGACACAAATTGGAACCAGCAAGAATTTCAAGACCTCACAAGGGAACCAATAGTTTCAGTTGACTTAGAGACAAGAGATCCGGACTTAAAAACATTAGGGTCTGGTGCTGTTAGAGGAGAAGGAGAGGTAGTCGGCATAGCTGTGGCTGTGCCTGGCTACAAAGCATACTTCCCTATAGCGCATGAAGCAGGGGGAAACTTAGATCCTTCAGTTGTTTGGAAATGGTTCAAGAAAAATGTAGCCGACACGGATTCTACAAAAGTTTTTCACAATGCGATGTATGATGTGTCCTGGATAAAAGCTAACGGCATAGATTTAAAGGGCAGAATACAAGACACAATGTTGATTGCTGGTTTGTTGGATGAGAATAGATACTCTTATACTTTAAATTCTGTAGCAAAAGAATACATAGGACAAACAAAAAAAGAAGAAATATTAAAAGCAGAAGCAGATTCTTGGGGAGTTGATGCAAAAGCAGAGATGTGGAAACTACCTGCTGCATCTGTTGGTAATTATGCAGAAGCAGATGCGGACATAACCTACGAGTTGTTTAAACGTTTCCAGCATCTAATTGACGAAGAAGATATATCACGAATTGTTGAAATGGAATCAGATTTGTTTCCGTGTTTAGTCGACATGAAATTTAAGGGTGTTCGTTTTGACCAGGAAAAAGCTGCACAATTAAGGGCTGAATTTGCTGCCCACGAAGAATTTTTATTACAAAATATAAAGAAACAAACAGGTATAGATGTAGAGGTTTGGGCTGCCGCATCAATACAAAAAGTATTTGACAAGCTAGATATAAAATATGACAGGACAAAAACAGGTGCTCCAAGTTTTACAAAAAACTTTTTAGCTACACACACAAACCCTATAGTGGCTAGTATAGCTGAGATAAGAGAGTTAAACAAAGCTAGATCAAGCTTTATAGAGTCATTAGAAAAACATGTTAGAAACGGTAGAATACATGCAGATATAAATCAATTGCGTTCTGATGCAGGCGGTACGATAACAGGAAGGTTTAGTTATAGGAACCCTAACTTACAACAGATACCTAGTAAGAACAGAATTAGAGAATTGTTTTTACCAGAAGAGGGGCATGAGTGGGGCTGTTTTGACTACAGTCAACAAGAGCCTAGAATTTTAGTTCACTTTGCTATTTTATCTGAGATTAGAGGTTCTGAAACTTTAAAAGCTGCTTATCAAACTGGCGACGCAGACTTTCACCAGGTTGTTGCAGATATAGCTAAGATAACGCGTAAGCAAGCAAAAAGAATTAACTTAGGCATCATGTATGGAATGGGTAAGAATAAATTAATGGGTGAGCTTGGCTTAACGAAACTCGAAGCAGAAAGAATTTGGAAAGACTATCATGAAATGTTCCCTGTACTAAAACAACTTCAGAAAAAAGTAGAAACAAGAGCAAATCAATCAGGGGCTATTAGAACACTAGGCGGTAGAAAATTACATTTTCCATATTGGGAGCCGCATGGATTTAACGTGGCGAAACCTATCAAAGGCAAAGAGGAAGCAGAGGCAGAGTACGGGCCAGGTATGGTTCAAAGATCGTTTCTTTATCGGGGGCTAAATAAATTAATACAAGGATCAGCTGCTGACCAAACAAAACAAGCTATGATCGCATTATACCGAGAGGGGGTGATTCCACATGTTCAAGTTCATGACGAACTTGATATCTCAATATCAAGTC